ACCGGCGTTTTCACCAGTTGCCATTAATTCTACACCTAGAACTGTATAAGTTGATGCCATAATTTTGTACTCCTAATTAATATCTTTTTTTAATTTGTTTTATACGCATTGTCAATCATTTACTGCAGTATAATTTGCAGTTTGTGATGCTGTAACTGAGCTGTATCCAGCGCTTTGTGTAGCTGTAATATCTTCATATCCTAAAGGCGCTACATTACCTAAACTAGTAGTTGCTGAAACTCCTGTTAATCCCATAACATCTGCTGGTGCTAAAGCTCCTACAGAAGAAGTCGTGCTTAATCCTGTTAAATCTACAATAGGGTTGGTAGAAATTTCTAAAGCTCCTACAGAAGAAGTCGTGCTTAACCCAGTTAATCCCATAACATCTGCTGGTGTAATTGCACCTACAGAGGAAGTTGTACTTAAACCAGTTAAGCCCATTGTTTGATCTGCGGGATCTAAAGATCCTAATGCAGAAGTTGAACTTTGTCCTGTTGGAGTTAATGTTAAATCAGATTTTGCTGTTGGTGATCCGACTGTTGATGTTGCAGACAATCCGGTTAATCCCATTACGTCAGCAACTTCTAAATAATATTCACCACCCCAACCAGTTGTTGCAGATCCCCATGTTTGTTTACCCCAACTAACATCTTCTCCAATACCTGTGGTTGCTTCAACTCCGGTAAGTTCAACAGTTATTCCTGACTGACCCCAGTTTTCAACACCCCAACCATCTTGTCCCCAACCTGTATTTATTTCTGTTTCAACTGTAACAGAACCTATTGATGAAGTAGAAGAAACACCTGTAAGTGTAATGACAGCATCGTTAAGTTCGCCCCACTCACCATCATTCCATGCTTGTGCACCCCAACCTAATGCAAATTCATCAGTAGTACCCCACCGATTTGTCCCCCAGGTTGTGCCGGATTCATTCCAAGAATTGGCCATAAGGATTTCCTCCCTATGCTATACGAAGTATTGCGTTATCA